TGTTTGCCTATTGAAGCGCAGTCAGGGCGGTTGCAGGTGCATCTCTTATCTATCGGCTTATGTACTGGGATGAGGGAAAAGCCATACGCCAATAGCGGTAACGTTTCATGTGCTTGCATATTATGCTGCTTTCTGTGTGTAGTTATGCCTTCGTTTGGTGTTATGCACCGTTTTGTGTGTTCACTTTGCGTTAGAGCGCAAATCCTCCACAAACTCTGTCGCATTCGGAACGTCAGCCCATGCCTTTGTCCAGCGCTCAAGAGCAATCTCCAGTTCGACGGCATTCTTGGCAACTGCTTCTGCATCTTTGCGTCCCTGCCGCTCTCCGGCTTTGTAAGCCGCTTGGCAAGCTGTTTCAATTGCGCCAAGGTGCGATTTCCCAAACCTGCCGTACAGGTCAGTGAATTGCTTGCTGCGTTTCTTCCAGTCTGCAAATCCCATATGTCTTTCTCCGCAGTAAAAATGCGCTCTAACCCGTCGCTCAACACGGACGCAGGCGATAAAGCTGCCTGCGCCGGTTAGCTCAGGCGTTAGAGCGCATGGCCATCCTGCACCCTTTGCACGTCACATCCTCTGGGTCAAGACCGGCATTCGACTCAAGGAACCACATCTCGTTAAGTTCCTTTCCGCAGAATGTCGAGTTGTTGTCTGCTGCGTGTAGCGTTTCGTGCCGCTCGTAGCCTGTTTTCTTCTTGCATCTCCGTGCGTAATGCAAAAGTTTCATGTCAGTCTCTCCTTTATCTATTTGCCGGCGTCGGCAAAGTGATCCAGCATCTAACTCTCCGTTCCAGGCGCGACCTCGCGCATAAGGCCGCTCACGGCCGCTTACCTTCGGCGTTAGACATTGCCGCGTCGATTGCGCCGTCCATGTCTCTTCCGTCTCTCGCCACGGTCTTGAACCGGATCACTCCACTCCACGGCGATTCGTCTGAAATTCCGAAGCCGCATTCACGGCGCAGCCAGCGGTATCGTTCGGCGTCTTTTCGGAGAGCGTCAGCTTCGCCGCCCCTCAAAGCGGCGTTGGGCATCATGTCAGTCTCATTGGTCGTGTACGCTATGGTTCCTTCGCTCAGTTCGGCGCTGGTCGTCTCGATCACCACCGTAACGTGCGGGTGGCAATTCGCGTTCAGCCACTCGATCACCGGGCGGGTGATGGATTCAAATTCTTTGCGCTGCTGTTCTGTCATCGTCATTTCATTTCTCCTGTTGCCGCTGTCGTGGGTCGCGGCCCAACCCATCATTCCACCTGACCTGCGCATAAAGCCGCGCAGGCCGCTGAATTCATGCGTTATGGGTCTTCGGCAACATGCGCCACCGAATTCCAAGTGCGAACCGTTGCGCTACCCGGTGCAAAACGTTCGGCCCAGTTGGCAGCGAAAACCTCAAATCCTCATACGACGATAGCGTCATTTCCCACAGAGGTTCGGGTGGCCCTGAAATAGTCAAACTGCCCACACGAGGTATCGGCAACGCCGGAGCCATAAGATCGCGTCCCGTCGCCCACAGAACCGCCCTGCGAAACCAGACCCCTAACCTTGGTGTTTCCAGTTTGTCGGTTACGTTTTCCATCGCATTCTCCTTTTTCGCACCGTCATGCCAGCGCCGACTTTTCAAAACCCCTAACACGTCGCTCGTGCGGGACGGCGCTGGATGCCAATCGTACAGAAATGTCCATCATGAGGCTTTCTTCAAAAAGTTGGATTGAGACTTGGCCCACTTGATATTTTCATGGGTTATCCAGTCCTTCACTGATTCAATCATAGGGCCAGCAACCTTGTCCAATTGATTTGATGGATAGCAACCAACCATATTTTTATACTTGTGATACGCGGCACCATCCTTCATGCCTTTGGATCGAGTCCAACTCAGGAGTGCGCTGTAAATGGCCTGCTTATCCTCCAAGCTGTATTTCCTAGCCTTCCTCGATAGCTGTACAAGTTCCTCGTCTTCAACCTCTTGCGGCTTTGCAACTGGCTTAGGCTCAAAGGAACAGACGGGACACTTGCGTAATGACGGCTTATAAACTGCAAAGCACGATGGACAGACTCGCGGCAACCGTTCATTCTTCTTTTCCTCCTGTTTAGGCTTCCCATCATCAAGCTCGTAGGGTATCTCTTCTGTCGGCCATCCCAATCTGCGGACTACTCCGGCATGGTCGAGAATTAAGGCTCTTTCCTTGCCATCATGGGGACGAAGCACCCGGCCACACATTTGAATGAATCGAATCAATGACTTAGTAGGTCTAGCCAGGATGCAGCATGAGGTAGCAGGTACATCGAACCCCTCGGCAAGCATCGAGCAGTTGCTCAGAATAGTGAATTCCCCGCGTCTAAAGCCATCTATGAGCGGTTTTCGTTCCTCTTCTGGCATGTACCCATCAACGTGTCGAGCATCTATGCCCTGGGCGCGAAATTCTTCAACGATGTGCTTTGAGTGCATGACATTGACCGCGAACACGACAGTCTGCTCTCCCTGGGCCAACTTAATCCAGTGCTTGACGATATCCCCAACCAGTTTGCCCTTATCCACTGCCTTACCTAGCTGAGTCTTGTCATAGTCCCCGTTGGTGATTTTGATCTTGTCGAGTTCTGGTTCTGATGGGGCGTATATATCGACATCAACCAAGAACCCTTGTTCAATCAGCATAGGGATTGAGGCTCCTGTCACCAAGTCCTGCCAGAGCGGCTCGCCTCCGAGCCATGAGTGCTTCGCAGCCATCGCCTTTGCCCACGGTGTAGCCGTCAGGCCGATGATGATGCAGTTGCTATGGAGTTCTATCAACTTGTGGAATGCCTTGCTTGCCGGGGTCGTGTGGCACTCGTCCAGGATCAAAATTTCGAACATGTTGTACTTGCGCCGAGCCATTGTCTGAACCGAGCAGACGACGATCTGTGAATTGGCTTCCCATGTGTTCATCCCTTGCATGATGCCAACCTTCATACCGAGCTTTTCAAATGCTGCAACGGATTGCTTGATGAGTTCGATTCGGTTGCAGACAAAAGCCACACGCTTACCGTTGGCTACTGCCTTCTGGATTATGTCTGCTGCCACGCGGGTTTTTCCTGAATTATGCGTAACAGTGAAGTCTCCCATAAGATACCTATGATTACCATCCACTTCCCACCCGTAGTAGTCATCCTCGACAAGAATCTCAACTTTGAACCCTGTGCGAAGTACAGACTTCTTTTGCAGCCTATTGAATGCCTTATGCTTGACCGTTAGCATATTTGAAAAATCGCCAGAGATTGAGACTCGATAGTAAATCCCTCCAGCCCCTGTCTGACAATACTTTTCAGATTCGCTTTTGTACGCAGAAAAACCAAGCGACCTAGCCACAAAACAAACATCATCAGCCAATCGTTCAGACTTGCTTATCCAGTCGTAATGACCATTGCCAAGATGACAATCAGTATCCAGCAATCCTGCAAGCACCTCATACCGCGCCTCAACAGATGCCGTTTTATATTGATGTGGGATAAACTTTTCTCCAGCAGTTGTACCCATCAATCCAAGATTTCTTAGCTTAACAGTTAGCGGATTACCTACGCCTCTTGGATTGGTCAAATTCACTAGATCACATTTATCAGACTTGGATACCCATCCTTGAACATCTGTAGCCAATTCTATGATTCGATCTTGGATTGCTCTTTCTGGATTTGATATTGTCGGTGAGCCACCACCTAAACATCCATCACCAATCAATGCGCCTAGAAGCCAAGGATGAATTGGCAAGTCATCATTTCCACCATCAAAATTTTGAACACAAACACGATAGAGTTTGTGGCAATGCTTCCTCCACTGAGACCACCCTAGCCATTCATTCACCGATACATCAACAACCTCGCCAGTCTCGGTATGCACTAATGACAAGATATGCCCTAGATTGACAACGAATGACTCGCCTTTTACCGGGATTACCATAGCCATCTGCTGACGACCACGATGAAGATTTAGCACCGTCCTGAATGATCCATCATCGCCAATCAATTTGTCACCGATTCCAACATCCTCGGCAACCTTCATTGATCCATCGGCCATCAGTATTTTCTGGCCTTTGGCATGGCATCCAGTTGGCATCACCATGACAACCCGCTTCTTTCCTTCCCGAATCTTCTCCCGCAACTTCTCGATACCAGACTGCTGATACCAACGCAGTTCCATTTGCCTCTCCTTATGCCTCCTTGTGAGCGCCGAATTTCTTTCTGCGCTTGAGTGTTGATTTGGATTTTTGCCGACAATTCTCAGCAAAACCTTGCCATGAGCACGTTGAATCAAAAGTCAAAGGCAAAGTCAAAGGCAAAGTCAAAGGCAAGAGCAATTCCTATCTCACCTGAGTAACTTCCAATACTCTACCCCCACTTTTCGCCGAAACTGCAAAATACTTTCAAATGTTAGTGGTCACTATCGCCTCTAGCCCATGACTGGCTTGAAAATAAAGTTTAGTGAAAAACGCTGAAACTACTTGACAAGCAATTGTGCGGCTTTCGGCATAAGTGAGTGCTTACTAACCCAGGAACCCTTGCCATTAATGGGCTTGCCAAAGTGGTTATCCGCACAAAGGTATCCACAAGAAATTCAAGTTAGTACTCACTAACATCTCAAGCCTTGCCATTGCTAGGAATTCCGAACACGCTTACCTGGCCTGCCACGCTTCTTGTGAAAGCAAGACCTGCAAGTTGCCCTGCGTCCCATCGTCCCATCCCTATTCCGTCTTTTGTGAAACTCGTCCTCGTACTTCTCCTCGCCGCATGTGAGGCAGGTCTTGAGCTTTGGCATGAGTGATCCCCACATCACTTGATCATCCGCTTACACTGGTTACAAATCTTGGATGTCTCGGTGGTGAATTGGGCTACACTTCTCAGCTTCTTGCAGCCAACGCACATCCTTGTCTTCATGTTCTGATAGAGAGGCTGATCCTTGTTGGTGTTGTGCCGGTAAGCCTCAGTATCCTTTGGGTCAAATCTCATAAATCCTCCTGTGAATGAGCCACCATCCTAGCAAGTGCGGATAACCTTAACCAATTGATTTTTGCTATCACTAGGGCCGATAGAAAAATTCAATTGGATTCGCGGATAACTGACCACCATAATTCGTTTCATCAGATAAACAACACGGGAGCAAAGCATGATTACCGACGCAGACCGGATCAAGTGGATTGCAGAGAACATCAACTACATGGAACATGGCTCAGGCAAGTACAACTTCTGGCCTCATGAGGATTCAGACCCGCACCTTCTGTTTGATGAGAAGTGCGTGGGAATGTCTTTGATCGAATACATCGACTACCGCATTGGAGAACAGAAATGAAATCTCCAGTATCGCCAAGGATCGTGGCAGAGGTAGCCAGAATCCAATTCAATTCAGAGTGCAATAGAAAGACGTTCAAGTGCTTCCGTACAGAGACTCTAGGCCGTCTTCGCGCTGTTGCATCAATAATCCCTGACGACATCGAAGTGATGGGGTGGATTAATGAGGCCAAATTCACTGCTTACGACTATGCACCACGTCACAATCTGGAGTGGTAATCATGAAAGTCAAAGAACACTACTGGGATGCTCACATGGAACAAGAACGGCAGCAACAAGAGATGGAAGAACACATGTACGCTTTGACCATGGAAGCCCTGATTGAAGCGGCAAAGCACCTGAAGCAAGAGCAAATGGATGTACTTATGTATCACTGTGGTTTCACTGACAACGACCTAAAAGGAGCAGCAAAAAATGAAATTCGCCTCAACTTCCGGCACTTTTGAAAACCCGCCCGCTGGAGCGCACCCAGCCGTCTGTACCAAGATGATCGACATGGGTACGCAAGAAACCACATGGCAGGGTACAACCAAGTTCGCACACAAGGTAAAGATCGTCTTTGAACTGGCTGAGAAGATGAAGGATGGTCGGCCATTCCTTACCATGCGAGACTTCACTGTTTCCCTGCACGAGAACGCTGCATTGCGGGCATTCCTTGCGTCATGGCGTGGTCGTGACTTCACCGATGAAGAACTGGCAGGTTTCGACCCAAAAGTGCTTATCGGCAAGGGATGCTTGCTGTCCCTGATCGAGAAAGGGGAGTACATCAATATTGACTCCTGTATGCGCCTTCCGAAAGGCATGGAAGCTCCTGTCCCGGTTGGTGATACGGTGTTCTTCTCACTGTCAGAGTTCGACCAGGCTGAATTCGACAAGCTCTCCGACAGAATCAGGGAGAAGATCATGAAGTCCCCAGAGTATCAATCACTGAAAGGGGGCACTTCTACCAATCATGGGATGATTAGTAGCACCAATACTGAAGAAGACTGCGTGTTCTGACCATGATGCTATCCAAACAACAAGGCTCGGCCTACGCATCACAAGCATGTCACTGGTACGACAAAGACGGCAATCCTGCATATACCGTCAAGAGCGCAAAGGGTGAAGATCGCCCGACTACTCTACGGGATGCGCGGAAACTCAATCTTTTCCCATCGGTTACTACTATTCTCAAGGTAGCTGCAAACGAAGGATTGAACCGCTGGATCAAGTCAAACCTCTTGATGGCTGCGGCAACACTTCCTCGCATCGAGGGTGAATCTGCCGACGAGTGGATCAAGCGTGTTGAAGAAGATGCCAAGCAACAGTCTAAGGATGCAGCAGCCCTCGGAACATCAATTCATGCCAGCCTTGAACTCGCATACGAAGGCAAGGATTGGCCTGCTGAACATGATCCGCATGTACTTGCGACACGAGATGCTGTAGCAAAGCACTTTGGGCAGCAGGAATGGGCGTCTGAACGGTCTTTTTCCCATGATCTAGGGTTCGGTGGCAAGATTGATCTGGCAAGCCCAGAAGTCGTTTTAGACTTCAAGACCTCAGCCTTCGATGAGACCAAGAAAGACTCAGAGTTTGGCTACGACGAACATCTGATGCAGTTGTCAGCCTATGCAACAGGACTTGGGACACCAAATGCCAGACTAGCCAACGTCTATATCTCCACTACCATCCCTGGCCTTGTAAAGATCAAGGAATGGACAAGCGAGGAGTCAGAAAAGGGGATCAAGATGTTTGCTTGCCTGCTGAAGTATTGGCAGGTGAAAAACAAGTACGTCGGAGGTGCAAATGTCACTTGAAATCTACTACGGGGAAAAGTTCATCATCGAGCTTGTCCGATGGTTCGAAGTCAAGGACGGGCATCTTGACACTACGACTATGACCGACAAGTACGCCATCCACGGGCGAACCACGGCAACTGAGCCTCAGATTATGAAGTGGGCCAATGATATGGGGTACAAAGTGGTTGCAGTGTGTGACATGGATGCTATCTACAATTGAGTTTTGATAGAAAAATACCATCGCAAAAAGCATCCTGCGGTGGATATTTTTCTGATCTAATCTTGAGATGGTGGCTCGAAATGCGTAACTGGCTCTGGAAACTCTGGTATTCGTACAACTACAGGCTGTGCATGGTTAATGCTTATCTTGCCGACAATCGCTGCGACCACTTGGCTAGGGCTGAGTGTCTTACCAAGGCTATGGTATGGCAGCGCGAGTATGTCATGTGCGGGAGGAAATTGGTATGAAAAACCGTATCGAAGAATCCTTGGAACTCGCCAAGGCGAACATCAGCATCGCACTGCAACACATGGACGACACCACCATGATGTACAACCATACGAGCAGGGCTATTCGAACGCTGAAAGAAGTCGAGTACTTGCTATGGCGAGAGAGCCATACAAGTGGAGGCATGAACACTGAGATTGCCGGGATCACCGACACGTAAACTAGTCTAAAACTAAGGAGAAACAAATGAACATTCAAGCAGAAAAAGTGACCATCAACGGCGTCGATTACATCCGTGCCGACCAAGTGCAAGAAGCGAAGCCAAATGGCAACCGTTACGTTGTGGTTGTAGACAGAGGATGGATTTTCGCTGGAGACATGAGTATTGTAGAAGTGTTCGGCGAAAAGCACATTCGCCTTGACCGTGCACTACACGTGTTCAAGTGGGAATCTGTTGGCTTTGCCGGGATGATTAAAAATACCGAGAAAGCCGATTTACGGCCAATAGACCCCGTGGAAATCCCCTTTGACGCAAAAATCTACCATGTGCAAGTGAGCGATTCATGGGGGCTCTGACTAGACCAGTCGGCTACGGCAACGGTTACGGCTGCGGCCACGGCTACGGCAACGGCAACGGTTACGGCTACGGCTACGGCTACGGCAACGGCAACGGCAACGGCTACGGCTACGGCTACGGCAACGTTGACGGCTACGGTGACGGCTACGGTGACGGCAGCGGCAACGGCTACGGCAACGGCAACGGCTACGGCTACGGCAACGGTTACGGCTACGGCAACGGTGACGGCAGCGGTTACGGCAGCGGTTACGGCACGATCAGGTCAAGCAAGCGCCGCCGACCATAAGAGCAACACCCACCCACGCCAACGTGCTGGCGCGAACACCAGTTTAACAACTGTTACAGAAAGGACTGAAAAGTTGGTCGCAAATCTGAACGGGATAGGCCACCGTGGGAATAAGGTCGGCGTGGTGTGGGAACCGTGCCGCCTAGATAAGGAGAAGGAAATGAAAACATACTTTGTTGATGAGGAGAAAGAGGAATGGAGATAGCGCTTTCGACATACCGTACAGAAAGTAACACCCCAGTCATGTACCGGCTGTTGCAGAAGAAAGACGGTACGATAGTTTTACAAGGGGCGTATCAGTTTTGGGACAGCGATGGTTGCTGCGGCCACGAATGGCGGGACATTATGACAGAGGTTGAGGAATGATCCTCGATGCGTCCGTCTTAATCCCTTTTTTTTCAGGGCATATTCAGAACGGAAATGAATCCAACTGATAAAGAACTACTGGAACTTGCAGCAAAAGCTGGTGATGTTGATGCCGTGTGGATGCCAGAGTTGGAACAGTTTGCCGCTAATGGCACATCAAATCCTGTGTGGAATCCACTTACTGACGACGGCGATGCACTGCGCTTGGCTGCAAAGCTGGAGATTGACATCGTATATGCCGACGACGACGTAACAGCGTGGTTTATTGTTGCAAGGCCAGGGTGGGATAACGGTTGCGTGACAACAGCGGAAGAGCCGTATGGTCACGACAAAGTTATGGCGACTCGACGCGTAGTAGTTCGCGCTGCTGCTGAAATTGGAAAGTGCATGAAATGACCGCTATATTTGTTCCCGCAAAAAATCCTTGGGGCGGCAATCCACAGGAGGAAGTTGAATCTCTACGTCAGAAAGTGAGAGAGTTGGAAGAGGGGGCTAAGTTCTTCCATGAAATCGAGAACCTAAAGGAGCAGATTGCGGAAGAAAAGCAACTCCGCCGAGATATCGAGGAGTTCTATGCCGGTGCTGCCATAGATGCCAAGCGGTATCGCAGGTTTGTGGCATACATGATCGGCCCGAGGACTGATCTAGATGACGCATTTGTCGCTTCCACAACCAAGGAAGAATATGATGTAATCATAGACGAGGAGACGGAAAATGACTGACATAGTTGAACGTCTGCTAGACAAAGGCATGGGGTTGCACCCTGACCAAGTATAAGCAGCTGAGGAAATCAAGAGGCTGCGTAAGACCAGCATCGTATAACGGAGGTTGTAAACAGATGAGCGAACTACAGGAAGAATATATTTCCAAGTTGGAAGGCACGGTGCGGGAATTGCGCCAGCGGGTAGCGGAGTTGGAGGCGAACGAACGTGCTTATGAGCGCATCGTCGGAAAGAAATCGTATCAAGAGATTGCGGATGAACTCGCCGCCAGCCAAGCACGAGAGCAACAGTTGCGGGAAGGTCTTGAACAAATTGTTAGCACCAAATGCACCGTCGGTGATTCTGTGAACATGTTCGCCAGAAGTCTGTTAGCTGTCCAAAACGACAAGTACAAGGAGCCTGAAAAGTGATAGACCTTGAAGACCAGAAAAGTCGGATCAATAAAGCCTACGCACACACCGTTGGCACAGAGTCGTATGAGCGCCGCTTGTGCGTTGAGGAAATCGAATCCATGCGCCAACTTGTGAATGAGTTGAAGGATGATGCAGAACGGTATCGGTGGTTGCGTAGAAACTGCACATTCGATTTGAGCGGTGCACCAGGATGTCAGGCATGGTTCGATTTCCACTGGTTTAGCAGGATTCGCGCAACATGGACGAAGCCATCGCCAAGTACAAGGAGATGATGCAATGAGCGAACTACAGGAAGAATATATTTCTAAGCTGGAAGGCATGGTGCGAGAACTGCGTCAGCAGGTAGCAGCGCTTGAAGATCGCTTGATTACGGATGCTGGAGTAATCGGGGATTTGCAAAGACAACTCGCTGCATGTGAGAAGGAGCGGGAGTATAACGTCCAACTTGAATGTGCTGTGGTCAATCTGCGCCAGCAAGTAGTAGAGTTGGAATCTACTTGGCTGTCGCCGGAAACTTACGAGAAGCTGATGCAGGAAAGGCAAGAGACTTTGCAACAACTCGCCGCCTGCCAAGCCGAGTGCGAAGAAGAAGCCCGACTCAACGGCATGGGTAGTGAACGCGAAGCTGCGCTCATGGCGAAGCCATCGACGCGGCGATGAAAGGAGAAAAAGAATGAACCAGAAATTCCAACTAGGCGAGCGGGTCAAGAAGATCAAGGGTAGTTGGTGGCACGGCACGGTGGTCGGGACATACTCGACCCAATTGACGCCGGAAGGCTACTGCGTTGAATCATGGTACGAAGCGGGCAGTGTGCAGATTTATCCAGCCGCTGCGCTAGAGAAGTGGGAGCCGTGGAAATGAGTAACTACGAAGAACGAGCCGCACTGTACTACGCTGTGCTTCGTAGGTTTCCGCCGAAAGACAAACTCACAGGTAAGGATTTAGACCACTACTGCCACACTGTACTGCAGAACGAAGAATTTAATCGCCGCATCTGTAAGTACTTGGACAAGATGTGCAGCAGTACATCGCCGGAAACTTATGGGTTTGGCTACGACCAGATGGAGATGCAGGAATGAGTCCATTCTTGATGAACCTCGGTCTAGCGCCGATCCCGCCAACACCAAATGTTAGCAAGCCAGCAAAACAGAAGACGCCAAAAGCAAATAAATCTCGCGGGCCACGCAACGCCGGGATTATCGCCATGAGACTGCGTAATCTAGAACGGCGTGAGAATGATCTGATATCTGCTATCGACTACATACGTGAGAACAAGCAAGTGACAGTCAAGGCTCTCGGCTGGCGGTTTGAGTGGAGCCACGCAAAAGCAGAAGATATCATGTCTGTGCTGTATAAGCGCGAGAAGGTTACGAAGTGTGGGCCTAAGAATCAGACATGGTGGGAACCAGTATGCCTGGGCTAGAACACGCAGTAAGCGACATGACCAAGCGCACCGATGCTGATCCGTATGGGTGTGCGAATCTACCGCGTAAGGATGGGTTCTACGCAACCGAACGTGTGTACCACCCAACCGGGTCGTACAACCTGGCGATGGTATGGGTGCCGGACGTGATGAGTAAGGAATGCAGGTACGACAATAGCCTAACCGATAGTCGATGCGCTACATGCGATAAACGTGGTAGCGGTGAGCAGTATGACAAGATGATAAGAAGGAGTGGAAAATGAGCGCGAACGAACGAGAAGTGGGCGGCAAGCATTACCAGACGGACATACAGCCCTGGGCCGCAATGGAGTCATGGATGCCGCCTGAACAGTTCGAGGGCTTTCTGAGGGCCAATGCTATCAAGTACCTAGCAAGGGCTGGCAGGAAGGGGCCAGCGTTGCAGGACTACAAGAAAGCGCACCACTACCTTGAGAAACTGATCGAGACTATGGGAGGCTAACCTACTGGCCCCTTTAGGAACGCAGCCCATGTTGCAATCGCAACAAACGAAACAACCGCCAGCGCAGCGCCAGCGAAGATGACTTTCTTCGTGTAGTTCAGTAGCTCAGCGGAATTTTTATCTTCCTGCATCTGCTTTCGGACGTACTCCATGACTTCCTTCTCGTCCTTGGCGTTGCTGATCCATGACAAGTGCGCCTTCTTGTGACCGTCGTAGTCTGGCTTGCCTTCTTCGTCCTTTGGGAACGCACGTTGAATGGTCGTTATGAACCCGCCATGCGCCTCCATGAAGGCGTGAATGCTTTGATTCATGGCGATCTGCGTCTGATTGATCCTGCCGAGGTTTGTCTCAGTTTGATCCAGACGATCTATGATTTCGTCGTAGCGTTCCATTTCGCCTTTCGTGTGCTCTTCAAGAAGTTGGTGAAATGTCTTACGATCTTTCCACAGTTCTGTGAGGTCTTCCAAGGTTGGGTCGCTCATGCATCCCCCCAGAAGTCGTCATCATCCTTGAAAAGCATCAGCCACACGCCGACGACAACAACTACGATCATCGTGACATAAAAGGTGTTCCACATCATCTGCCCGCCTCATGCTGTTGTGTTATCCAATGCTGCAACCAGATCAGTTGCTGCGCGTCTTGGATTCCGTCATTGGCAATGGCTTCGCACTGCTCGGTACTAACGGTGCCAACCTCGGTGGTTGCATCAAGTCCTTCGACGGCAACGGGTACGGTTGGCAGGATTCCCGTATCACTACAGGTTTCCCGCTGCACCCGAACAACAGGCTTACGAGCAGCAAGAGCAGCCCGAGCTTTAGCGTAGTCATCTGCAACCTGTCGATTTGCATCAACGAGCGCCTGAAGTTTTCGCTCATTCTCAAGTCGCAGGGCTTCGCTTTCCGCCTCCACGGCGGACTTGAAATGACTGTATTCATTGACTGTGCTCCGGTACAAATAGACGAATACGGCGTTACTCATCGCAAGCGCAGTGACAACAGCAAACAGCACCATGTAGCCTGTAGTAAAGCCGCGTTGGTGTAGAAAACACCGCTGGGTGCGCATCGCCCTATCGGGCCAGCAACCGGAGAACCCACCAGTTTCTAGGCGTGCGAGGTGTTGTTCATTTAGGCTCAAATTTTCCACCTTATTCGTGCGCTCCTGCCATACGGGTCAGTTTTTCAACCAGATCGTCATGCGGTATCGGACGGCGCTTGTCGCGTGCCGAGTAGTGGTGGCAGTGCTCGCCAACAGAACCGGGATCGAAGTACCCGTTGCGAGGGTGTGCGACACCATGCTCGCAGGAAGATTGAAGCTCGCAGTTGAGAAAAGTGAAACATCGCTTATTCACTCTTCGTCTCCTTCGTCGCCCAGCGGTTCATCCCGTAATTCAGTCCGGCCAGCCCCGCCAAAGAAGGGCCGAATGCCGTGAGGGTTGGGAGCATTTCTGGATGAAAGAAACTGCCTACTGTCAGCAATGACGTGCTGATGGAAAGAGCGGAGCCTGCCATTAAGGCGATAGCCCGACTCGACGACAGATGACCGTTCTTGTCTGACGAAAGTTCGCGTAGCCATGTCACGGGTACTTTTCCCAAGGAAGTTGAAAGTGCGGGCCATCTCTGAACCCACCAGTCCAGTCACCCCCCCATTCTATCGGAAACCCCTCAATGTTCGCTGCCTCTTTGAACGTGTCAGCCAGCTTGTAATACAGTGGCCACGACCAATCAATCTTGCCGTCTAGAATCGCAGCGATATCGAACGCATGGCCTGTCAGGTGACGGGACTTCATCGTCTTGCTTGCACCTTTTGCCACCATCAACTTCTGACGCTCAATGGTGCGGAGTCCTTCGGTCACTACGAAATCGAGGGCGGTTATCTCGGCAGCGCGATGGATGACGAGTTGGAGGTCAGGATGCAGACCTTCCATGTTCTTCAGACTTCGTTCCGACAGTTTCATTTCAAAATCTCCATTGCTTCTGCTTGTGTGATATCTAAGCCGTACTTCTCGGCAATGAACTTGGCGAACATGGCTTCGTTTCCGGGGTTGTACTTGAGTTGGACGCGGTATGCCTCAACTTCGCACTTCAAGCGGTAGCCTTTGTCGAACGTGTAGCGCAGGGCAAAGATCGGCGGGAAGATGTTTCGCCATGCTTGACGGACGTGGGTTTGCTCGTGCGCGAGAAGGCCATCATCCCCCTTAGCATCAGGGTGGATAAAGATGAACGGGATCAGGAACACCTTGACGGTGCCGGCATGGCCGTTCAGGAAGCGGGTTGTGTAGATCGGTTTCATTTGGCTTCGAGGGCGGTGAGGCGAGCCTCAAGTGATTCAATCGCCTTCTTCTGACGCTGAACGACATCAATCAGCAGAACCGTCAGTCGCTCATACTGCATACCTTCTGCAACCTTGTCTGCATCTGTGTCAGGCACTTGCTTTGTCGTGGCCTCACGCGCAGGGATCGCTGCTTCAACTACATTCCCTTCATCATCCAGCACGGCTGGGACTTCATCGGTGGCGGGTTGATCCTCGACGATTTTTGTTGGGTAGGCCCAATGCACCAAACGCGGGTCGAGTTCAGCAACCTCCTCCGCGATAAGGCCGTACCAAGACCACCCCTTATTGTCCCCCTCACACTTGCTGCGATACCAGACGGGGCGCATCTGGTGAATCAAATCCGCATATGCCGAATCAAGAGGCTCAATATCAGTCTTGTATTTGAGAGAAGAGGTTGATCGCTTGAACTGTCCTGTGGTTTCAACGAAGCAGTTTGCTGCTGATGCTGTGGTAACACTGTATGCAGCAGGGACAATCAAATTCCCCGATGCGTCGAGGGTCATTGCGGCATTCCAAGTGATATCACTATCCGCTGCCCCCGTATCGGCTTGGTTGAATACTATTTTTCCATCACTGCCGCGCACATCAATAGCTGCTGCATAATGGTTCCCGCCTTCGGCTTGAATGCGCTTCCAAGCAGACCCGTTGTAATAAGCGTTGGCTGTCAAATATACATCAGGTGACGTACCTAAAGTATTCCCGCCAAGAGCGCCGCCACTAGCTATCTGGAACCCGCGAACAATACTCCAAGCGCTCGGCGTCACCCCCAAGCCCAAATTCCCCGATGCGTCGATGGTCATTTTGTTCGATAATGCTGACCCGTTCCACGTACCCCAAGTAAACCCTCCGCCACTCCCAGCGCCTTTCGCGTTTATGAATGCCGTTTCACCGCCTCCGCTAGAGGCGTTCCAGCACATGATCGACGCGCCGGCAGTTGTCGCATCGCCTGCGAATCCACTGGACTTGTTGCCGTACAGATACGTCAACCCATCAGAACTAAGCCCACCTGATGTTTGAAGCGCCCCGTAGAATAGGGCGTTCGTTCCTGCGTCGTAGAACTCAAGTAGTTTTTGTCCTGTTTTGCTAATACCTGCGGATGTATTAGCCTCAGTACCAAAGTTGCCAAAATAGTAGGACGATCCTGCGGTTTTAGACCCGTACTGGTAGGTAGATGCGGCTGCGCTACCAAGCGTCAGCGCCCCCGTCACCGAGAGGCCGGTGGAGGAGAAGGTGGCTCTATCGCCGCCGCCAGCGTATATCCCCATCGAATCTGCGGCGTGGTTGTAGGTAATCTGACCTGGGATTGAGGTTGAATTGGCTTTATTGAAGCCTAGCCAGCCTTTGCCTGTGGCATTGGTAACAACAACTAAACCAGAGTTGTCTCCAGTTGTTGCATCTGCTGTACCGATAACGACATCGAACACCGAATTTTGGCTTGATGCGTTTCCAAACGTACCAACACCACTAAACGTCCCGCTCCCCGCCGTAAGTGCGCCTGTGCCGATGTTGAGCGATGGGTTGCCCGATGATGTGATGTTGCCACTCAAGGTCAAAGCGGGTAGCGTCAAGCCTGTCGTGGTGACTGTGCCGTTGATGGCGGGGGAGGTGATGGTCTTGTTGGTGAGCGTGTCAGTCGTCGTACGTCCTACATAGGTGTCCGTACCTTGGAACGTCAGCGTAGTCGAATCAGTACCGGCTAGTGTCAGGCTGTTGTTCGCCGTCAGCGTCTTGCCATCGGCCACCGTCAGCGTAGCACCTGTAGCCGGCGCTGTGATCGCTACCTTGTTGATACTTGTTGCAGTCGCCACACCAAGAACAGGCGTGGTGAGGGTGGGGCTGGTTCCAAACACCAAAGCACCTGAACCTGTCTCGTCGCTAATCACCCCAGCCAATTCAGCAGAAGTCGTAGCGGCGAAGTCACTCAGTTTGTTTCCAAGAAGTGCCACCGTTCCATCTGCATCCGGCACAGTAAGGATTGAAGTCTGCCCCCCTGTAATCGAGGCGAGCTGGAACTGCATCTGCTTTGTTGGGTCAGTATTATCCTGAAATGTTGTGCTGGCATCCAGCGATGTAATCGACACCCCGGCAATTGAGCCGCCTGTGATCGCCACGTTGTTACTGTCTTGAGTGGCAAGCGTACCAAGGCCAAGATTGGTGCGTGCGCCTGCTGCGCTGTTAGACCCTGTACCCCCGTTGGCTACATCAACTGTGCCGATAACTGCATGGTCATCATTCCAGTTTGAAGGCTGGATCAGAGAAGTATCTTCACCATCGGGTTTTGAGCTTACAAAAGGATGGGTGATCGTGATAGCCATTAGATGTACCTTTCAAACCAGTTAAGTGCTGCTGCTACTTTCGATGTTGCGTTCAGCGAGGTAGCGGCCAATGTAAGCGTATTCTGCGTAGTTGCACCACCATCAATTTTACTGATTGTAAGCGGATTCCTCACGCTTGTAATCCCCCCTCCGCTACCAAATGACTTTGCCCCAGCAGTTGCGTAACCAGAAGCGAGTACCAATCCACCTGTAATCGTTGTGCCTGCAACGTCAAACTCAACAATACTTTCATCGTTGGCTGAAGTCCATGACGGCGTTCCACCAAGCGTTGCGTTATAGATCAACTCCCAGTAACAAGGATTGTCCTCTGCGATAACGTCAAGACCACGCATTTCAACGTGACCCCTATTCACAAAAGTCTTGAAAGTCGCCTTACATCTGATTGAAGCCACAGCCCTTCGAGTGGTTACTGATATGTCGTTAATGCCATTTCCTGCTGATCCGGGAATGCCCAAGTCCTGCGTCCCACCTTCAGACTGAACTGAACAGCAGATGAACTTTACCGCAGTTGCACCAGCAGTCACCCCCGTATTTCGAGACTCCAGGCGAATTGGTAAGTTGAACGATTGCGTATATGGGACGATCAAGTGATTCGCGTGCATAAACTGATGCGCCGGATAGATCAACCCATCAACGTCGAATCCTACTACCACTCGCCCAACACCTAACCATTGCGCTTGAATGAACATGATCTGCGTCTTCGTCAGATCAATTGTCACTCCTGATGGGCCTGTACCGTCGAACTTGTCGATATTCCAGTTGGCCTGTGTAACTGTCGACGTGTCATCAACTGACCCGCTTGTGGACGTCCTGATCGTAAATGCGGCAGTGCCATTAGATACCGAAAGGAACACCCCGTTTGCAGAATCGAAGTACCCAACTCTCGTCACGTTGTTCGCTACAGCGCCGGGAGAGAATACCCCAGTTATCAGAATGAAGTGACCTTTCCCTGGGATGTATCTGATGTACTGATGCGACTGAAGTAGCGCATAGTCTGTCGCGCCTGTACCTGCGAGAATGGACGTAACCTTGGAGTCAGCATCTGTCGAAACAGAAGACCCTGCACCAGACACCGCATTCCCCCAATACATAGGGGAGATGCCATACTCCTGCTGCGCTTCAAACAAACTTGTAGGCTGCGATATTCTGAGCCGCGAGAACGCATCCAGATTCGGCCCATCCTTGATAGATACTGCGCTTCCAAAATAGCTCATACGATCACCCATTGAGTTGCAGATACGCACCGCAACGATACGTTAGAACCGATCTGATCCAGCCTGATTGTGTCGCTACCACCGGGAAGAATAATCTCGTCCCCAACTCCCGGCTCGACATCAACATATCCAGCACAGTTCTGAATCACCGTCCATGTCCTTCCAAATCTGGATGCTTGAGCATTAGGCAGGGTTATTGTCTTTGCTGAAGCAGTAACGACAACGTTGTACGACTCATCATCCAGCGTTGCATCTATCGCAGTTGAAAGGATAGCCTGCTGGTTGATGATCGCCTCATAGTCAGGCTCGGTCAGATGGTAAAACTGCACAACCCCATGTTGTAATGCAGTCGGCTCGAAGGCTGTCGTCTCAAACACACCGCTGTTGATACCACCTTCTAGATTAATAAGCGAATTGTGATCTGATACTGCCAACGTGCGCCACAAGCCATCAGCGGAGAGGTATTTGCGTTCGGCACCGTCCCCCGCAGCTGGAGCAGGTACAGCCCCGATCATTCCGCCAGAACCACTGTCACCAACAAAAGGTACTAGCGAGGTAACAACATCGCTACCACTATCAACCTGAGTCAGCCCAATGCCTAAAGATTGAGTGCGCTGTTCCCACCGTAGGCTATCAATGTCATACATCAGGTAGCCTCTATCGACAGGGTCTGGTACGTATACCCCCTGCAAATCGTTCAGTGTGCCGTAGAACGTTGGGCGGACGAAGATCGACCCGTTAGATGCTGCATTGATGACGATAGCCATTAGCAGTTTCTGCTGCGGGGCTGAAGGCTCAGCGTTGGTAAGGTAGCCTGGCGTTGTTGGACTGACGTACAGCAGATCACCATCTGCCCACGTCTCACCGAACGACGCCCCTGTTGTGTTGATATTGCGAACAAGCCCGAAAGAGGTGACGTAGCCATCGCCGCCATTGGCGATATCCATTGTCAGAATGCCGATGTTGTACCGTGTGGCAATCGTGCCATCGGCAATCGCATACCCAGCTTTCAGTTGTCCAGAGTTACCAACTGTCCCTACTGCGCGGGCTGCATAGCCGTTTGACAGCGTAGAACCTGTCTGATTCTTGACGTGATAGAACTGCTCAAGGCCGACCTGCTGAACAACTTCGTCGTACCCCATACCTAGATTCAGCGTGCCGTCAGCCGCATTCCACGTCAGTCGCCCCTTCGCATTGGCGACAGTCTCATCCTGATCGAAGTCGATGTAATCAACTGTCTGCCCGAGAATAGACGGCGACTGCTGGCGAACAAACGTCCCCGTTCCAGTCCCAGTGTATTCAGCAGAGGTCAGATGGTGATACTGATCCGTCGTACCGCCTTGCAGGTCTTGCAGATCACGATGCCGACGAGTGGCTAGGTCAGTGATGTTTGAGCCTGAGAAGTCCAGCGAACTCCACAGAATCTGCCCTGCTTGGGTGAGACGCCGCCACAGCAGATACATCCATCTGTCAAACCCGCTGTTACCACTAGGCGGGGGAGGGGCTAGGGGATTCTGAGCCACTTACTCATCACCAACTGCTGCACCTAAAGCGCCAGATGCAGGTTTGATCTTTGATATATATCCGATCATCTGACTACGCTGTTCTGGCGGAAGCATCTCGATCAAATCTGCAAATGCTTTAGGATTGCGCATAGCCTGATCTATCTTCTGATACATCGCTGCGTTAATCTTCAAATTACCCTGCTTCATTGCCGTGTTTGCAATCTGCACATAACGGTTTAGAAGGTTTGGAATGTACCGTTCGATACCTTCTACGTTTAACGCAGATTTGATTGCAGTTCGCCCTTCAACAGACTTGCCAAACTCTTTCAGCCGAAGATCACGCGCACGTTCAGCAGCAACACCTTTCAGCCTATCCATTGTTGCAGATGAAACGGCGTCTTCAATTCCAGCTTTCCCAGACATGATGTCGCTGACCACCTTTGGATTATTCCCTTTGATAACATCCATGAATTGCTTTGGACTATTCTTCTGAAGATCACGCAATGTTGCCATCAAAGCGGTTCTATCAATCTGTTCTAATCCAGTAGCGTACTTTCCGATATACTCCTTCCAGCCGACTGCACCAGAACCTTCAATAACGTCGTCAATGTACGGTTTGAGTTCTGCCGATACCTTTGCAGTTAGGCGCTTTGACGCAGCAGGATCAGCACCAGCAAGTAGCTTCGATACGGCCTCATTGACGCCTTCTTTGCGCTTCATGTACAACGCATCAGGGTCAATCCTACCGCCACCCTTTTTCACCCACTCGGCAATCTGACTACCTATGTCCTGAAGTGTGCGTGATACATTTTCGCTTGACCCAAGTTTAGGGTCATCAAGTACAGATGAGATTCTGGAAGATACTTGTCCAACATCAATCGGCGTATACCCCCAATCACCTATCGTTTGAGCATTCTTCCTAAGTTGTGCCGCCTTTGCACTCGTGCCGCCAAATTGAAGGGCTTGCTGATCCAACTCATCGGCTTGCTTCAGCATATCATCTGCAACACCACCAATACGCGCCTCGCCAAGTCTCGCTTCACGGATTGGCCCCTGAGTTGCCTCAAGACGCTTACGCATGATGTTACGGGCAGCATTACTCTGCTCAGTAGTTCCGCCCATTGCCATGCGGTTCATTATCAACTCGCGGGCGGCATCTTGCTTTGCTTTCAGATTTACGTAATAGGCTTGCGCTGCAATAGGGTCTGCTGACTCCTGAATCCCCTCTTTCCTCATTACCCTGTCAAGAGCAGCAACACGTTGAGCAGCAGGGTCGGATAACCCCATCAGTGATTGTGCAGATGTCTGGTCTCCTGCACCGCGCAATGCAGCAGCAGCATCATCAATCTCACCGCGCCCAATAATCTTCTGCAAGGCTTCGCGTGACTTATCAAGACTCCCGTAGTATCTATCTTGAGTGCCAAGCCCCAACTTCTCTTTCGCACGATTGACTATGTTCATGCCACGTCCAGCGATATGCGGCAAAGCACGACCAGCCAATAAACCTACCCCAGATAAAGCCCCTTCCTTGATAGCAGCACCTGCCCTATCGCCAGAAGTATCGTATGCAGCGCCTAATCCAGCGCCAGCCGCCATCTGAATCGGCAGAGTGGCAGGTAATGCCATCATTGGAGCGTACTTGGCAACATCACCAACAACAGAACCAACACTGGACGCAGCGCCAGTCTCATCAACGAATGCCTCGCCCTGCTTCAGTAACTCGCGGTCTTCAGGAGTAAGCTCTGCGAATAGGCTCTTTAGACCCATTGCACCTTTATCCCAAGATGCCTTTACCCCGCCAAGAAACTGCTGAACAACACCAGGGTCTTCTGTCAAGGCGTATTGAGAAGCAAGTTGCTTTCTTGTGGATGGCTGAACAGTTCCCGTTCCTACCGGCATAGCAGATGCGAGATCGAATCCAGAATTGGCAGAGGAAAGATCGAACTCTGCGTCTTTGACTGGCCTAGCAGATGCGAGATCGAATTCCATTATCGTACCTTTCTAAATTGCGACCCATCAGGACTGACATACGCTTGATTTCCGTACTTATCAGTCATGAGCCGCCACCCATCTACACTAGCCGGGAGTTGCATTTTATTACCTTGTGTCGCGCCGCCACCTTCAGCCTGCAATTCAATATCAGATTGAGATTGAACACCTTGAGATTTTGCTTGCTGAACTGTTTTCTCCCAGTTCTGCAAGTGCGTTCTTACTTGAGCCATGTTCTTCCGCAACTGATCTTGAGACTGTTCCTTCTTCAAAGAACGAATCGCACCTTGCAGCATCTCCAATTCTTTTATCGCAATCTGCCCCAATCCGGTTGCTCCGGTAGGGGATTGCTTCTTCATCTCGTTGATTGTCTCAACAGTCAAATTTGATCTGATAGGCTCAAGCGCCTGTTCCAAGTCGTAAGCGTCTGTACCACCAGCAAGTCCAAGCACTTGTCCGGTCAGCCCAGTCGAGAAGAATCCAATTTTATTCATTGCATCATCAAATGCCCCGCCAGCCCTTTTACCGTCTTCTCCAACAGGCCCAAGCAGATTATCTAGCTTGCTATTAATGGATACCTTTCTATTTTCATTTGCTGCTAATACCGATTCTTTTTGAGCATTTTCTTTTTGCACTCTGGAGTACTCAGGAGTGCCGGGAATTGAAGCACGACGAGCCAACGCAGCATCACGCGCCATCAGCTTTGCCGCTTCTTCCTGCCCAATCATCTCAGGTGTCTTTTCCACTTTTGACTGACCCATTGCTTCACGCTTGGCTTTCTCAAACTTCAATTGGGCCATTTGACCTTCATATTGAGCTTTCTCTTTGTTTTCAAAAATCTGCTTTTGAACTCCAGCACTCTCAATGTATGGCCGCACTGCCTCAAGATCGTACTTATTCCTACGCAATAGATCAAACACCCCGGCACCGGAATCTAGCTGTGCCAATTGAATCGCTTGCTGCGGTTGCAGCCTGCCAGCCTCAACAAGTGCCGACAGCTTCCCCTCAGGCTCCGAATACCGCGCTGCGATCCCGGGGTTTAGCTTAGAAAACGCTTCAGGATTTGCAAGGAACATCTCGGCGGGATTCGTGTATTGCCCGCCAGTGTTGAACCCGTAAGTCGCATCCATTGCCCGCTTATAGAAATTTGGGTCTTCCCCCATAGCGGTAGCTTCCGCTGCCAATACTTGTCGCGGCATAGGGTATGCGGATTGTTGCATCTTTTTGCGGTTCTCTTCCTCTTGCCGCTTCAACTCTTCTTGGCGCTTCTTCTCCTCGTTCTCACGATTGATTCGATCTACCTCTGCCTGCATCATGTACTGCTGGAATGCAGGATCACGTTGCATGTTGTTGGCAAGGTCGCTTAAAGTCCCACCAGATTGAGTTTGATAGCTCATGATTTCCCCTTATCACCACCCGCGTAATCCACTGGTATAACCAGTTCCACCAGACACTATCTGCCCTGTGTCCTTATTGAAAGCCCCTGCACCACTAGCGAACGACCAAGGATTAGCCTTTGCAGCATCAACACTACGATCTGACCCATACCGAGAGGATGCTGCACTTTGCTCAGACCCGTACATACTACCTAGCAGACTGGCAAGCGTACTACCCTTCTGTGAATGCGCCTGCATATTAGTCCCGTAGATATTCGCAGCAGACTGTAGGTTCGCCCCTTGAGCTTGATTCCAATTCGTAGAGTAGTTATTCAATAATCCAGATAGTCGAGTGGCCTGATTGTCGTACTCCTGCGAAGCCATATCCTGGCCATACTTCGTTAGCTCCATCAGTCTGTTTCCAGACCCAAGCATCCCCTTAGCAGCTTGTTGGCGCTGTAGTGCCTGTTCACCTTGCCCAAGCCGGAACTTATACGCAGCAGATTGTTGGATGCTAGAAGGGTCATCCAACAAACTACTCATTCGGCTTTGGGCATCCGAAAGACCAGTCTCGAATCTATTCTGCTCATTGGTTGGCGCGGTATAAGTAGGTGCGGCAGACGAGTTCCAATCATTGAATTGTGTCTGAGCACCCGTGCTTGCTGTGCCTATCGCTGGTTGAGCTGGCTGATTTGGAGATGAAGCGATTGATGGCGACCCAACCCCACCAGCGCGGGAAGATTCGCTATATCCAGAGCCAACAGGGGCTGCCAGCCACGAGTCGAGCATAGCTGCTCCTGGAGTCATTGCAATGCTAGGTGCGTTCCATCTAAGCGCCATAATCTACCCCTTAATCATTAATTTCGAGACCTTCAAGTCTCAAGTTCGCGTCTTTAACGTGCAACAACTCAAAAGCCCTGCGGTTGTAATTGCCCAACCTTCTAATCCTTGACCTATTTGCACTTAGGTCTATCGGCCTAAACGTTGAGTATGTTACATAATCATCATCCGTATATCTAGCCAACAGTGTTGATTCAATCTTGTCACCAACCACTTCAGCGTAGGCCATGAATTTAGGGGGAATGCTACCATTGTCTAACTTTGGTGTTCTGACCCTTGCTGCGATAGCGCCAATCGCATCAGCGTATTCGCTTGAGGTGAATTCATACAGTACCCCGTTAGACCTTCCTTGCATGTACTGAACTCCCCCAACATCAGCAGAGGACACAACAGGGAAGTACGTTTCAAGGTATACCGCAGCAGCACCAGCCCCGCTGAAAGCCGTACCAGTCGCTTGTATTTGGAAAGTATTTGCAGTCACAGCGGTAGCAACATGCCATCCATCAAAGTCAGCACCTGTGTCAGCCACCTTCACTATCGCCCCGTCAAGCAATCCGTGGGCCGAGGATGTAACGACACCTTCCGCAGTTATCGCGCTAATCGTCTTGACGCTTCCAGAGTAATTTAGGTAGCTGAATAATGACCATTGCTGCGTAGTCAAATCATACACCAAAGTTTTTTCTGTGGTAACAAGCGTGATTCCATACAGCGCATGTGACCCAACTTGAGAAAACCATGAATGTACCTCAGACAATCCATCTTGCCCGATGTACTTTTCTATTGCTGGCGTTGAGATTTTCTGAGGTGACGTACCAGTTAGTGTGAATACAGAATATCCTGACCCATTCTGCGCCTTCCCGATAAATACAACTGAGCCTCCCCCTATGTCCTGTATTGCACCATCCGTAGCACATCCTATCTGCACGTTAGCATTTTGCACAGGAGAAAGAACTGATCCAACCGGATTACCGGCGTTGTAGAAGAACTCAATCGAACGCTCCTTGAACGCTACGATATATGACCCACTCTTTGCGATTGCGACCCCCCTGCTTGGGTCGTATTGAGACTGTATGAAATCAAGCGAACTCCATGTAAGCGGGTCTTCCAGCGCCGATTGATTTATCTCGCCCTTCGGTGTCATCACGAAGAAGAACCCGTCAAGGAATACAACGCCGCGAACAGTATTGATCGGGTAATCTACATCTGTAATTTGCGTGATAGCGTATAGATTAGAGCCTGTTTCAGCGTAATCCGTAGGTGTTTCTCCATCCTCAGCTTGTGCAAAGGCAACATAGACTTCATCACCAGAAACCGCAATCTTCACTCCGATATTTAGGTTCCCAGAAACTACACCTGGAAGGTCATACCTAACCCACGAGGCTGTGATGGACTTTGCTACCCATGCAACACCATCAATCATGATACTTACTGCACCAGCACCCGTCTTCCGCTTCAGGTATATGCTGAATACTCTGTTGAGGTTTGATCCAGCGAAATTAATCACTTGCTGAAGCGTAGCGCCTGCCCCGGTAGCAGTTGCTGTGTACGCCTCTGTACCGCCGTCTGGATCAGTCTGCCCTGCTGTAACCGAGAGCTTATACTTAATCCACGAATCGGCAGAGAAATCTGAAGAATTAACGACGCGATTTACGCTCTCGGTCAGTACCCAAGCAGCAGTCGCAGATTTAATAAGAAGTTTCTTGCTCATGTCACACTCTGGGCAAAGTCGAAAAAGTCTCCCGATAGCGCCGCAAAATTGCGCGTCCCGATAAGATCGAAATACACTGCTGTAAAACCTGTGTTGTAGTAGTCTTCGAGGACGCAAAAAATGCGCTCCTTATTTACCGGGGATACTACCGACCTGACAACTTGGTCCCCTGTTAGGCGAAACGTCTTGATGACCCCTTTCCCATACTCCCAAACCATCAAGTCTTTACCTTCGGATGATGAGAAAGGGAACGCATCAGCAACCACCACAACAGTACGCCCATCTGAGCTAACCGCCAATACGTCGCTATTGTAGGTCAAACTCTCATGCCCTATGTCGTACACCTCTGAATCGGAATACCTTGCAAATGCTCTATATGCCCCCTCACCGCCAGCAACTTCAGCCGTCCCAAAAACTGCGCTACCATTGTCAGACAGAAAGAATGGCAATACCGTATCGTAGGAAGTTGCAGGACTGTAAAACTGAGACATAGTTAGTGCCTGTACGTCATCCTCCTCAGTCCAGATAAAAGGGCCGTTTGCTGTCGAATACCACCCAACTACCGTAGTGCCATCTCGACTGCACACGCCATACCTTGCGTCTGCTATTGACTTAAGCAATGTGTTATTTTTATATACTTCAACGCTGTATGTAGGGTGTTCAACTTTTCGCATACAGAGGGTTGAAAGGTCAGCAGACGCGCTAGTAAGATCAGGCGAAGCCGCAAGTGAGTCATACACCACAACGACTGCCGCGCCGTAAGGATACACCTCTAACTTGTGTGCGATAGCAGTTTTATAAGCAACCGCCACGCTCATCCCGTCATCTGAGCAGATTAGACCATTGCTAGTAACCCAAGATATGCTTGCAATAGACTCTTCTCCATCGTCCTCAGACCACCGTGTTAGCGCATTTGCGCCGCCTGTGGATATGAACGCATAGGCAACTCTGCCATCATCACTGCAAGCTATGCTGCTGATAGCTCCATACCCTGAAAAGATTGTCGAATCAGTCCAATCTGTTGTGTCCCATCTTGTAACCCCAGTTCCTGCAAGATTGATGACGAAGATATATCGCATATCCCTCGACACCGTGATTGTCTGAACGCTCGTGTCCTCAATCAATTCCGGTGCATACGCATTCTCTTGCACGAACAGGTTAGCCCCGTATACCGACAGTAGCTTACTGTTAAAACTAACAAGACCACCACCTTTAGCATCAGCAGAAACAATCTGGTTCAAGACTAGCGCCGGACGGACTGCACAGATATTCCCAGAAGCCGACTGTTCACTAAGAACATTGACCATTGCAGAATCTTTGTTCTCGATGCCGTCTCTAGTCTCTGTTGGTGCTATCAGTGGTAGTCTCATTACTGATCGCTCTCAATGTTCGACCCCATGCTCGTCAAAGGTACGAGGTCGGTGTAGCTGATAATATGACGATGGTTAGCCCGCTTGATGTTTGCTAGAGACTCAGTAGCAATATTGGCTACCTCAGGAGATACACTCCTCTCAAACTCAGGGGCAATCTCGATAGCAAGGTTGTAGGCCAATGCCCGCTCATATCCGGGCGGGAAGGCTACAGTCGTACTCAACGAAGCAAGGGTACTTACAGGGACGGCAAAGACTACATGAAGAACATGCCCGGTACTCGGCACAGGCCAAAGGTTCAACACACCTGTCGGATAGGATGGCTCGTAGTACGCCAGTTCAGGGATGTCGCTGGATGTGGTCTTGTCAGCGATTGCAAACCACCGAGTCTGATCCACCAACTTGATTTGGTAATCAATTTCACTAGCCCGCACATAGATGTTATCTATGCTTAGTGGGCGTGTGTCGATGTTGGGCGTAGTTCCACCGAGCGTGATGGTGGAGTCACCTGCTATCAGCGTAAAGGTCTTGTCTTGTAGTGCGTAGCCGATTGGCTTGTCAGTCTGCCACGACTCGATCATGGCATTCAGCGCAACCAGCCCGTCCTGAGCGTAGGACTCGTTAAGGCTGTCTCCAGACTTCACCATCCCGATAAGTCGCTGCGCTCGTCCTACTATGTCACGGGCTGTTGCCATACATCACCTCACTGTTGTTGCGGCATTTGCGGCTTAGTAATAACAGACCCAGTTAGCCTTGCACTATTCAGTTGCATGAGTGATTGCAGATTCTGCTGAAGATTACCAACAACCTCTTCTGCAATCTTGGCTTGGAACTCAGGGGCAAGCTCAAGCGCAAGCGCAAGCTCAAGCATACGACGATAGCCAGGAGGAAGAACCTGATCCGTACTCAGTGACGCATATTCCTGAATCGTCCGCATGTACTTTACATGAAACTCAGGGGTTCCTGTGGGCGGTGGATTGACGAACAGCAGACCAAACGGGCTACTAGCACGATAGAGAACTTTGGTCGGAGCCGCAGCAGTAGTGGTCTTGTCAATCAGGTTAGTCCAATACCCCTCAGTCACAATTCCGATTGGCGTATCAACACCATCAGCGCGAGAGAATGCACCCGTCAGCTTTGTCGGACGCGGCACTTTGAAGTCGCCAGAGGTAAATACAAGCGTACCTGTTGCTGGCGTTACAGGATCATTTGCCACCGCATAGGTGAAGGTTTTTGGCCCAGTTACCGTGATTGCAGCGGTCTTGTTGTAGTCAGCCTGCCCAGCCCCTGACACAGTAACCTTGCATCCAGTCTCAAGGCCATGCGGCTGTGCCGTAGTAACTGTCGCAACGAGAAGGGTTCGAGTAATGCTTGAGATAGCCATCGAATCGTCGCCAATTGCATACACTGCTTGAGATGCAGTCATGGTAATCGACTCGTCCTGCTCACAATAGTTGAGCGGCATGGTGATTGTCCAAGAGTCAATGACTGAGTTCAGGCTATCAAGGCCATCATTCAGTTCAACACTGGTAGGAGATTCGCCGGATGCGATAACGCCTAAAATACGCATCGACTTGCTGATAATTGCTTGGGCTGTAGCCATGATGATTACTCCTTATTCAAAGACGGACGACCACGGCGCTTCGGCTCATGTACATCCAGTTTATCAGATACCTCTATAACTGCAACAGGCATCTTTTTGGAAATGATTGCAGCGCGAACAGGCTCACCATCAACCCATCCGTTCTTCTTAGCGGTTTCAACATCAGAATCTGAAAAGTTATGGAACCCACCATCTTCTTTGTACATCAGCATAGCATCACCTCAAAAATAAGGGGAGTCCTCGCAAGAAGACCCCCCTTTATCACTGGTTATGACTTGGTTAGACTACCGTAGTGACGCCGAGGTTGTTCAGCGCAGTACGCAAGGCGGTAATAGCAGCAATCGAAGTTGCCAGGTCGGTAGGGACTGCACAACCAGTTTGCTTGGCTACCGGAGTAGCACCGAAAAAGCCAATCTTGGCGGTCGCATTACCAATCTGAGCGCCGTCATCAGAGTTGTAGGTTACTTGCTCGTAAGTTGCCATTTGAATCTCCTTAAAAGTTAGGTGGGGGAAGGTTGTTTATGCCATCCCCCGTTCGATTAGCCTTCAGCGCCGATCATCTTGCAAGCCCACTCAGGACGCAGAGCAGCCATGCCGTACAGAATGTCCATACGCAGCAAGAGTTCATCGTTACGGATGTCAGAGGCCATCCAGACACGCATCGACAGGCCATCCTGAGTGCGACGGGTGCATTTGTGTGCATCGTCCATCAGTGGGAGGTCGGCAGTCACGAACTGGAACGCATCTTTCTGGTACATCAGCGGCAGGACATACGACTTGGAAGCAGCACCTACGAAGGTAACAGCCTTGGCGTTGAAGTCAGTCGTAGCCAGAGTGCCACCAGTCGAAGAAACCACGTTCTTACGAGCGCCAGTCAGGTAAATGGCAGGGGAGATCGTAGTCGTGGTAGCGCCAACAGCGGTGATAACGAATTGCTTCAGGTGGCTGTAAGGCTGCTTGGTTTCAGGATGGCAGTCATACACACCAGCGATGGTGAAAGACTGACCAACCGTCTGCTTGGCAACCGGAATCAACGTGTGCATGTCGATAGTCGTACCACCATCTGTAACCAGCGCATCAGCATCAGTGTCTCCAGTTACGTCATCGGAGGTACTCATGCGCCAGACACGTTCGTTCTCGTAGTAGTCAGCCATCGCGGTACGAGCAATCAAGCCCTCACGATACTGCTTGGAGATATCGCCGCTCGGGTTGAAGTAAGCAGCCATGCCATTGACCAGACCACCCATCGTCACCGAGTCCATCTGGATGAAGCGACTATCCTTCGGGGCGAGGTTCTGATTCAGCTTGGCACGAGCAGCGCCGGGAGTTGCCAGAGTGGTGATGGCGGTAGCAGGAGTGCCAGCGATGTTTGCAGTGGCTTTGGTTGCGAACGCAAGGAAGTCGCCTTCAATACCGGAAGCCAGAACGCTCACAGCAGGCTCGATGTAGCGCTTCGAGAATGCAGCAACATCAGACGGGCTATCAGTGTCGAGAGTCAGCTCAGCAGAGTTGAAGCGCATATCAACACCGTCCTGCGTAGCGAGGGTGATGTTCTGCGTGGATTCGTTCTGATCCTGAACGTCCATGACGCGGGAGCCGGTACGACGGGTGTACTGGTTGGCGTTACGAACACGCAAGGTCGAACCGATCTTTGCTCCGGTCTTTCCGAACGAATCGTCGTATTGACGATCAACTGTGCCAATGAAGGCGCACTTTTCGTGAGCGATAGCCAGGGCTTCCCGAGCTACCATATCAATAAATTTAAGGGTGTTGGCCACGGTTTGTATCTCCTAAGTTAAGATTTGCCTGATTTGCGCCACTTAGCGTACTCTGCATCTGACATGCTGTTAGGGTCTTTCTTGACCGCAGCGCGTGAGCCTACAGGTTTGATCGGCGGTGGAGCAGAAGTTGTTTTTACTGCTGGTTTTTGGCTGGAAAGCCTTTCCTCGATACGTCCGAGTGCGCGAATTGCACCGATAGGACTCATGTTTGCGATGGAAACTGCTTCGTCCTGGTTATTGGCTAGATAATACGCCAACTTTGGGCCGATATCACTCTCCATGATCGCTTGTTGCATGGCACTTGTCATCGGTACATCTGAGGAAGCAATGACATCCTCGAAATCCGGCATTTCCGCCGTGGCCTGCATGATGCGCTTGTTCCAACTATCAACGGTCTTTGCACGCTCCGTCGCTTCGCGTTCCGCTGCCTGCCGCTTTTCACGTTCAGTAAGCGTTTGGTTGATCTTGCGTTCGGCTATCCATTCAGCCTTTGCAGCGACATATTGATCGAAGTTATCAAATTTGTCAATAGTCGGTTCAGATTCATCAATGGCCTGTCGTGAAGGCGCAACTTGTCGAGACTCGATTGCGGCGATGCGCTCTTCAAGCATCTTGGCTCTTGCTTCGGCTTCGTACTTCTGCCGGACAGCACGATCAATACGCTTCTGAACCCCTTTCGGGATTGGAGGTTCTTCCGGCTTCTCCTCCTTTACTTCCGGTTCAGCCGATTCATCAACTTCAGGGCGAAGATCGGTAATCGGATTTGTAGGATTCGATACTGCTGGTTCTCCTGCATCCACTACAACGTCTGCTTCAATTTCCATTTGGTTGTTGCTCCATAGGTAATTCCATGCCTTGCGGCGGCATGTTTGCCTGTACTTCATCCTGCATGTACATCTCTTGCGGAACTTGCATTTCAGTATGCGAATACTGCTGCTCGTTATTCTGCATCATGTCCTGCAATGTCTGTATCACAATAGCCTGAATCTGCTCAGGCGTCATGGCTTGCTGCAAAGCCTGCATACGCTGAGTCTCGGCTTGATACGCCTTAATCTCGGCATCAATCGCCTTGATGGTTACTTCATCCTTCTTGGCCTCGTTATCAGTCTTGAGCGCACGCATCTCCTGCATCAGTTCCTCGATCTTGTCACTCGCAGATGCAATCATCTGATCTTTCTGCTGCATTGCCTGCTCAAACTGCTGCACCATCTGTTGCATCTCGGGCGGCATACTATCCTGCTTCTTGGCCTGTTCTGCCTGTTGAATCTCAGGAGGAAGAGTTAGCTTCAGACGCTCAGAAAACTCTTCAGCACCCGGCCAGTCTTGGTTCTTCGTAAAAAGATCGCCAGCGATTTGCCATAGACCTGGGTTTGCTTCAAACGCCCTAGACATGCTTTCTGCTGCTTCCTGGCGCAGTGTGCTGTAACTTGGCCCGGTACTGATACTTACGTCGTAGGTTCCGACACCCAAGTTGTACATCATCTTCATGCCTACCTTTTGACTTGCGGTAGGAATCATGGGGTTAATCTCAGCCTCACTAGGGGTTCCATCGTAGCCGAGAATCCGTACCACACGGTTGGAGTCGTAATACTTCGGAATCAGATCAACCAGAATACGCCCGCAGTGGCGGATAGCCCGATTCAGGTTGTCGTGGTAGTGGAAGGTTCCAACATCCCCTTCCTTCTGCCGCGCCATGATAGCCTTGCCACTGCGTTCATTAGAAGGTGCGCCAATGGATGAAGCGTACATACCGATTGCGCCCTGAATGTCCTTCTCACTGATCTG